CGCCGTTGCCTACGTTGAGCAGGCACGTCGCTTCGGGCAGGCAATCAAGTTCGATTCCCTCATCCCTGCCCTTGAGTACAACTTCGGGCAGATGACCCCCGATGGTGTCCGTTGGATGGATGGACGGATCGACACAGACGAGATGGACGAGATGTTGGCAGAACTCGCCTGATCTGGTACACTATACACAACACAGACAAACACCGATGCCCACCGCTTCCTTCGCTGTCCAACCTGCCTCATTCGGCAACTTTGACGAGTGGGGTTGTGACTGGGCAACCGACATCAACCATGCCTACCGTCTCGCTGCTACCTATGGAGAAGATGCCATCATCTGGCGCTGCCCTCACCAAGGCAACCCCATCCGCTGGGTTCGTGTTGAGCACCAAGGCGACAGCATCCAAGCGTGCTAAGATTGCCAAGGCAGGCGCTCGCCTCCTGAACCGATTCCTCCCACACCATAAGATCGTCGTCTTCACCAAATGAACTTCGCTACAGCATCCAAAGCAGAACTCATCGCCGCTGGGTTCACCATGAAGACCATCCGCCCACGTCGTCCCCGTAAGGGTGAACTCACCTGCCAACGGGTAGGATTTAAAACCAAGCGAGGGTCACAGCAATGGGCACAGCGTGAGCACATCGCCTCGCCCTCTGCCTACGCTGTGGTGATGGGTAACGGGTGACAGTATATCACAGGGGACAGGGGTTCGCCCCCGCCCCCGATGCCCCCCAAGCGCCGAGCGATCCCAAAAAAGTACCTTCTTTCTAACCTACAAACGTTTCCAGACGCTCGATAAATATTAAAGGGAAATCGAGATCTCAAAACAACTCGAAAATAAAAAATTTCCCAGGTATCAAACGCCCTCAAAAGTCGATCATGAAACACAAAGTAACTTACAGAACGCCTAACGGCGTATTGCAGGAAACCATGTTTGATCAATTTGATGAATTTTGTGACAGCATGGAGGACGTAGCAGCACAATATTACCAGGGACTGAAAGAACCTGGAGATGTCAACATTGAATCGGTATTAGACGATGGAACAACCAGAGGAGAGAAAGTTTCCTTCGATGGAAGATCTGAATTCCTATCTGAGCAAAATGAAGCTGATGTATAGACCTCCTGGTGGGGACTATATGCTTCTGACAGACTACCTGAACACCGTAGAAGAGCGATTAAGGAGGTTAGAGGATGGCACAGCTGGTAATCAAGACAACGGTTGACACAGCGTCTGTAGACGGCAATTGTACGTATCCTGCTAAGGCATTAGGAGGACAACCGATCAAGTCACCGAACATCAGTATCAATGGGCAACAGGTAGAGTTCTACACTGCTTCGACACCTCCTGATACTGTAGAGGGTGTAAAGGTCAATCCACTCATTCCAGTACCCTGCCAACCAGGGGTCAGGGTCATTCAACCAACAAACAACACTACTGTATTCTTCAATGGGCAGTTACCAGCAGTAGCAGGGGACCAGGCAGCAATGGGTGGTACTGCCAGACCACTAGTTGGTCCATACGGTCCAGCAACTGTGTTGATTGGCAGTAAGGCATGATTATGGTATAATATGGAAGTCAACTGAGGTAATTATGGCAAAAGCAAAAGTCGGTCTGTATGGTCAGCAGATGATCGAATCGACTCCCAAGAATACCCGTCAGGGTAATGGGAAGAACACGAAGTATGCTGCCAGCAGCAGGAATAAAGCGAGGAAACCCTATCGTGGACAAGGTAAGTGAAGTAAGAGAATGGATTAAGCATATATCGGAGAAGCGTGGGGAATTGGGTGGTCATGCCATCTGTCCCTACGCTTTTTCCGCGTCTGTACATATAGAGGAGGTCGCTCTGAGCGAGGTGACTCTGATAGAAGCGGACGCTGAGGTTATTATTTTTATTGTTGGAGACTGTAGTGTTGCTGCTATGATGGCAACCGTTGATCATCTTAATATGATTCATAAGGATTATATGTGGTTAGATGATCATAAAGACGAACCAACCTTTATTAATGGGGTCCAAAGTAACTTTGGTAAAGATAATCTCATCATGTGCCAGAAGAGAGATAAATTACTAGAGGCGAGAGAACAATTACACAAAACCGACTATTATAGTCATTGGCACCAAGAAATGTACAAGAGGATCATCCATGGCAAATTCACCAGTAGACAAGAGCAAACAGTTCGTCGAATCTGGAATGACACTCATCACGGATCAGGCGTCTGATTATTGGTTAAAGAAAGCATCAAAGGCAAAAAAAGAGAACGAGCGGATCTTTGACAACCAAGAAGAATGGGCAGATGGTTTTTGTGGGAAGTGAGATAAATAGTCAATAAAACTGTCTACATGCCTGATTTCCAAACATTTAAGGATTTCAACCTCAACTTTAAACCTCATCCTGTGACTGAGGATTTACAAGTTGTGAAAGACAGTGCGGACATCAAACAGTCAATTAAGAGTCTTTTGCTTACTAGAAGGGGCGAGAGACTCTTTAATTCCGATCTAGGGACTAGTTTGAGTGATTTATTATTTGAACCGTTGGATTTTGGTACGGCAGCACTGATTCGTGACGAGATTTTCGAAGTTATCGGAACTTACGAGTCTAGAATCGATATTATTGAATTAAACGTTGATATCAATGCTGATGATAATGGTTATGACATTCAACTAGAGTATGTAATTCGTGGTAGAAGTGACTTACAAAACAACATCGAATTTTTCTTAGAGAGCTCTAGATAACCATGGCGTCATACGTACAAGTATCAAATTTAGACTTCCAGGAGATTAAGACTGCCCTCAAGGAATACTTGAGAGCACAGTCAGACTTCTCGTCGTATGATTTTGAAGGTTCAGCAATGAGCGTTCTGTTGGACACTCTTGCTTATAATACGTACTATACAGCATTCAACACCAATATGGTGGTGAATGAGATGTTCCTGGACTCAGCATCGCTCAGGGACAACGTTATTGCCCTTGCCAAGCAGTTAGGGTACAGACCTAAGTCAAAGGTCGCTCCAGAGGCACGTGTGACCTTTACAGCGACATATCCTCAGGCATCACCAGAAGTCGCTGTACTTCAGAAAGGAACAGGTTTCACAACTGTATTCAATGATACACTTTATTCCTATGTGACGATTGAAGACCAGTCGGTGCCTGTGGAAAACGGCGTTGCTTACTTTGACAGTGTTCCCATCTACGAAGGAACCCTGATCACTAGCACTTTTGTAGTTAACACTGCTCTACCTTCTCAAAGATTTGTTATCCAGAACCAAGGCGTCGATACGAGTTCTGTAAGAGTTAAGGTATTTGAGAGTGTACAATCAACGTATCATGAGACTTATGACTACGCTGAGAACATTTTGGATGTTGACTCGACATCTAAAGCATTTTTCCTCGATGAAGTTGAGGACGAGCGTTATGAACTATTCTTTGGAGATGGAGTCTTAGGTAAGAAACTTGAGAATGGTAATAAGATTGAAGTCTCTTACATCGTAACTAACGGTCCTGACACAAACGGGGCGAAGAGTTTTACATTCAACGGTGTTGTAACTGATAAGTTCAGCAATACTGGGTTTGTATACAACATTGCCGTCAATTCGGCAGCAACAGTAGCAGCGAACGGTGGTGCTGATATTGAAAGCATTTCGAAGATTAAGTTCAATGCTCCGAAGTATTTCAGCACTCAAGACCGTGCTGTCACTGCTACCGACTATGCTTCTATCATTAGACAGGTCTATCCTGCCATTTCTGACATCATTACGTTTGGTGGTGAGGAAGATTCTCCCCCAGAGTACGGTAAAGTTAAAATTGTAATCAAACCAGAATCGGCAAGTTTCCTATCTTCTACGACTAAGAAGCAGATTGTCGATCAAATGAAGAAGTACATGGTTGCTTCTGTCACCCCTGAGATTGTAGATCCTTCTATTCTCTATATTGAAGCGACTTCAAGCATCTTCTACAGCACATCAATTACTACACAGAAACCAGAAGAGATCAGGAACAAAGTTATTTCTGGCATCAATTCTTACCTGGCACAATCAACCGTAGAAAAATTTAACGGAAAATTCAGATTTAGTAAGTTTGTGTCAACGATTGACAACTCAGATCGTTCAATCAACTCTAACGCTACCAGCATCATGATGAGGAAGGATTTCTATCCTCAGATCAATTCTACCTCATTCTATGAGGTTTGTTTCCAAAATGAATTTGATAAAGAATGTGACGGTCCAACCCTGATGTCTACAGGGTTCAAAGTCACTGAGTTCCCTTCATACACAGTGTATTTTGAAGATAGGGATGGCGTAATCGCCCTATATAGATTAGACAGTTTAACTGGTGAAAAAATCACGCTAAACGATTCTATCGGTAGCGTAGATTATGCTAAAGGTGAGATCATGCTTTTTGATCTAACTATCGTCCAAGGTAGTTTCAGTGACAATAAAATTGAGATTCGTGTTAAACCTTTGTCAAATGATGTCAATGCTTCTAGAGAACTCTATCTAGATGTTGATGTAACTAAGAGTAAATTCACGGTATACCCAGAGTAAGATTAGATGCCAGCCAAGAAGAGAAGGTTATCGTCCCTGATCGAGTCTCAACTCCCAGGGTTTATCCAGTACGAGTACGAAAATTTCTCGAAGTTCGTAGAAAAATACTACGAGCAGCAGGAGTCTGCTGGTCAACCATTAGATGTAATCTCTAACCTGAGTAGTTACAGAGATATCAACTTCTATGAGAAGAACCTACTAAATCAACAATCTACTCTAGTATCTTCAATTACTGCTGATGCTAATACTTTTGAACTAGAGAATGGTAGTTCATTCCCAGAACAGGATGGGTATGTCCAGATTGGCGATGAAATTCTGTTTTACCAGACAAGATCTGGTAATGTATTCTCCGAGGTTTCTAGAGGTGTTAGTGGAAACACCACTTTAGGAGATCTATACACCAAATCAACATTTGTTACAACAGCAGCTGCTGCCCATTATCAGGGCAATGTTGTAAGAAATATCAGTAATCTATTTTTGTATGCTCTAGTTAAAGAGTTTGAAAAGACCTATCTGGCAGAGTTTCCAGAGGCATATCTCAAAGAAGATGTTGATAGAAGGTCTTTAATCAAGAACATCACTTCGTTCTACAAGACGAAGGGCACTGACAAGTCTATTAAGTTTATCTTTAACTCGATTGTCAGCAAGGATTCCTCGGATGTTCCAGAGGTTATCAAACCAAAGGACTACACACTAAAGACTTCTGTATCTGACTGGACCAAAAACTATTCACTTAAGGTGAAGGTAAACGGTGGAGACGTTTTTAGTCTAATCGGTCAACGAATCACCCAAGATATTGACGGATATGATCGTGGGATTGAATTTGCTCAAGCAGTAGTAGATAACGTCATCTCTATTGGTAGTGATGGTCAAGAAGACCTGTATGAGGTTATTCTAGAACCATCTACTGTAAATGGCACCTTCCAAGTATCTGGAAGAACTACAACTACAGTCTTGCTGAGTGCTACTGCCACTACTGATGATAGAATCACTGTAAAATCCACAATGGGTTTCCCACAGTCTGGAAAAATTGTGGTAGGTGATGAAATTATCACTTACAAAGATAAGACTGTCAATCAATTTATCATTGACCAGCGTATTGGTCCTATCAGAAACCATAACATTGGTAAAACTGTATATCGTTACTCTACCATCACTGGTAATGGTGTAAAACTCACCTCTCTTGGTATTCTCTACAATATCCTCCCATCAAAGTCTGCTCCATACTCTGTAACTGGAGATTCTATTCAAGTTGGTGATGCTGGGTTTGAAACTAACAACCCTATCGCTTATGACGCCAATCTTCTTAGAAACAGATGGAGGATCAACGAAGATCCTTCTACAAATACATCCAGAATCAGAACTGCCCTACAACCATGGGTTTCTGATGTTGGAGCAGTGTTTGAAGATGATCAATACTACTACATCTGTTCTTCATCGTATCCTTCTGGCAATATTTTAGTTGATACAGAATATAGCGTCAACCTATTAGATCAAAAGCACTTAAAACTAATCCGTAAGCAACCTGTTACTACAACTGAGGTTTACGAGACATCAAACAGAGATGTTGGTATTTTCATCAATGGTGTTCCTGCTGTAGGATACAAGTCGGAAGAATTTGTCAAGAACGGTGCTATCGAGTCGATTGAAGTTAATACCAGAGGATTCTCTTACGTCAATCCACCTTTTGTTCTTATCAACGAAATGCCTAACAAGGCAAGATGTACACTGAATGGTGGCGTTGTTGGTGATATTGAAGTTCTCACTACAGAAAACTTCACTGACGATCCTGCTGTTAGAATCACTTCTGGCGAAGGAGCAATTCTAGAACCAGTCATTACTGCTGGTGCTATTACTAGCATGAATATCGTCAATGCTGGTAAGTATTATTCTTCACCCCCAGTCATCCGTATCGTAGACCAACTGGGTAAAGGTAACTTTGCTGAATTCGAGGCAGTCCTTGATTCTGATGGAAGTATTAGTGAAGTAAAGAAAATTAGTGTAGGTAGATTCTATACTAGAGGGTACACTACTGTTGTTGTAGAACCTGTCGGTAAAAATGCTACTGCTACAGCAAAAATCAAGCGTTGGGTATTCAATAGATACCATCAAGTAAAAAATAATATCGATAGTAGCAATGGCACCGTTCTTGCCAACTACAACCCATTGAGAGAGTATGGTTATGCTTATATTGCTAACCCTGTAGAAGCAAGGAAGAAAGCGTACATCAACGAATCTGCTTATAATTCTAACGTAGCAAACGGGACAATACACTCGCCTATCATTGGTTATGCCTATGATGGTAATCCCATTTATGGTCCTTTTGGTTATTCAGATCCTTATTCTGCTCTCTCCCCTGTTGCTAAGTTAGAGTCTGGATATGTTTTGAATGGATCTAGACCTAATGGTCCAGATACTGGCAAATATCCTATTGGATCGTTTATTGATGACTATCGCTGGGTTCCTAGTATCTACTCTGGTAAAACAGAACTTGACCAGAACAATGGTAGATTCTGTGTAACACCAGAATACCCAGATGGTACGTATGCTTACTTCATTACTGTCGATGCTAATGAAGTTCCTCAGTTCCCATATATCTTGGGTGTCAACTATTATTCACTACCAGTAGATTCTAACTACAACTCCAATATTTCTCAGGATGATATTCCTGTTGGACTAAAGCAATTGAGATCTGGACTGTCTGAAAGGAATGGCAGTGGATTCTCTGGATTGCTACAGGATGTCAAATCTGGTAATGTCAGCAGTGGTTATGTAGAATCTTCTACTAACAACTTCTCTCCTGGAAACAACGTATACCTAGACAATACAAGAACTGGAGGCGGTGATGCTGTTGTCACAGTAGATCAAGTTACTGGTCAAACTGTATCTAGTATTGAGTCTACTCAGACTAAGGCAACTCAGATCAAAATCCAAGAAAATGCTTACCTGTTTGAGGGAGACACTCTCACTCAAGAAGCTGAGGATGGTACAATTGTCGCTACTGGTGACTTGATTGGCGACGTATTCAATACTAACGAGATGGTCGTTAGAAACGTAGCAGGAACTTTCAACTTAACTGATCCTATTGACTCCGAAACCCTAGTCGTGACCTTGGTTTTGGACTCCGACGCTAACTTCACTGCTGGCGCTACGATGAGGTTGACTAATGATGATAATGAAGATCAAGCGACAGGAACTATTCTAGAATCAACCAATAGACAGAATTCAGTTAAGATTAGAGTTACTAGCGTCTCTAACTTCTTTGTAACATCAAATTATTACTTGAGAAGTTCCAATCTTAGTGATACTAACCGTGTAGAAATTGTTTCGGTAACTTCTCTAAGCACAGGACTAACTCCATTCATTGTAGATGAAAACGTTGCTATTGCCACAACTGTCGAGAATCACAATCTAGGTAAAGGTGACAAAGTAACCGTAGACATCCTACCAAACGATGCTGCTACTACAACAACGTATTATGTAAGAAAGCGTCTATATCAAACTGGTATTGCCATACAACCCGAGCACAATTCTGTTATTGTAGATGAAGGTATTGGTAGTGCCGATGTACTTAACAGTGGTTTTGGTTATACTACTGCCATGTACTATGATGTTGAACTAATTTTCCGTGATTCTTCTTTGGCAAGAAATGATGTCGGTTTGCCTGGAGATTCTGGTAACGCCAGAGCAACTATTGATGTATCCAATCCTCAAGGTTTGGGTTCTGGTGGTGTTGCTAGTATTATCATTACTACAAAAGGTAAGGGATACAAGAAAGGAGATATCCTCACCGTTGCCGATGTTGATCTCGGTAGATCAGTAACTGAAGAGTCTCCACAGAGACTAGTTCTTGAAGTAGATCATGTTGGATTTGCTTACGACAACACTATTCTAAACCTATCTAATGTCAATAACGTTTCTCAAGATGATTTCTTGATTATTGGACCTGAGATTGTAAAAGTTAAAGCTGTTGATACACAAACTGACCAAGTAACCGTCGAAAGAGGTCAGCAAGGGACAACACCAACCAATCACTATAATGATGCTGCTGTAACTCTCAAAGATGGATTCTACAGATTTGATGACAACTTCAGACCCTTTGGAGCAGACATAGCAAAACCATTCTTGATTCAATATGATACAGACACACAAGTAATTGACGTGTCTTATGATTACAATGCTAATCAACCTCAAGTTCTATCTAATAGTTCTTCATTCTTTGATAGCAGTATTCCACAGAAACTAGTTCTATTCAAAACTGTTGAGGAAGAAGCATTTAAACTTGAATTCTCTTCTGACAATACCAACTTCAGTATTAATCCAGTATTAGACATTCAAAAGTATTACAAGTATATCTTTGATGTCAGTCACTTCTCTATGAGTGACACATTCTTAGATTTCTCTTCTAGTGCTAACTATAATATTTTCACAGAAGAAAAAGAGACTAGTGGCATTGCTCCTGGTAATGCTGGTTCCTTTGTTTCTATTAAATTAGGATTTGGACCTGCTATTGCTACTAACACATATCAAGAACGTAGAGCGATTAATTTCCAGAACTACTTCTACTTTATTAAGGTATCTCCAAATGTTGATACTGGCGGATCTTATTTAAGAATTATTGATGACCCATTGGCGGGTTTGAAAGAAGTTATCTATAATACTGATACCAAATTTGTATATTCCATCAACGAAACCCCAGCGTATGATGGTAGTGGAGATATTTCATATATCACAGATTCTCGACTAGCAATTGGCAGCATCCATTCAGTACGAGTTGTTAATACTGGTGAAGGGTACAACTTACTTCCTATTGTTTCTGGTGTTCTTCCAACTTCTGTAAATGAAGCAGCAGTAGAACCTGTTTGGGATCCAGCAAGACAAGTTGTTACTGGATTTACAATTACTGATCAAGGTGATAATTACTCAAAACCTGTAGTTATCCTAACAGATACAGATGGATCAAGATATGAGTATGCTTGTGAACAGTATCAAGGAAAACTCAGTAAAGTAGAGGTATTGAAAGAAGGTGCTGGATTCACATATCCACCAACAGCAAAGATTATCGAATCTGACGTAACAATTTACCTTGAGTCTACTAATATTGGTGTACCACAAAATGTCAAGATCAATGATCCTGGACGTGGATATAATAATGACGATTCTTTACTAGGATCATACAAGTCTCCCACTACATTTGTTCTACGTAATATTAATGGTCCATTCTATCCTGGTGAGAAGATTAGACAGTTGTCTTCAACCGCTACAGCAATTGTTGCTAGAGATGGTTTCAGGGAAGGAAGCAACCTACTGAGAGTAATTAGTATTGATGGTGTTTTTGATACAGGTAGCACAATCAAATCTGTTCTTGGTAATAGAACTGCTACCCTGTATGCTCAAGTATCTACAGAGTTTGAACCTGATATCAGATCTTACGTAGATAATTTCGGATTCTATGGTTCTGACAGAGGAAAACTTAGCAATGCTAACCAGCGTCTACAAGACTCGTATTTCTATCAAGACTATTCTTATGTAATTAGATCCAAGACATCTATTACAGAATGGCGAGAACTAATTAAGAAAACAACTCACCCAGCTGGATTCCAGATGTTTGGTGAAATGGTTGTTGAAAGTCAGGCTGCTGCCCCGATGCCTGTCAGTCAACCATCTCTTAATTATGTTAGTACAATTGAACTACCACCAGTACAAATTACTTCTCTTAATACTAGACAGTTAATTACACTCACTCAGTATAAACTAGAACAACTTAATGTAGAAGAGGGACGTGGTTCTATCTCGGTCGATACTTTCGATGCTACCGAGACAGTTACTTATAATGTAAGTCTTTCTCCTGCTTTTGATGGTAAGTTTGATCCAGCGACAGGTAACTTGATTGGTAACACAGAGTTTACTCTAATTGACAAGAAGAATGGATTAGCACTACAACTTACCAAAAATGAGCAACTCATCTGTACTCTAGATGGTATTTTCCAAGAACCAGGCAAAGCATTCACTATCAGTGGTAACAAAATCACTTTTGCTGAACCTCCTCTTGGTGCCCGTGTTGTAGAAGGTCAAGATGTTGATCCTGTTAAGTTCTACGGCAGAGCGATCAAGTTCAAGGAATCTTCTTTCAATGACAGATACTTCAGAAAGATTAAATCAATTGCTGATCAATTTGATGGTGTCAAGACAGACTTCCCTCTGTATTGGGAAGATGGCACTATTGTAAAAACTGATATTCTAGAAAATCTCATCGTTGGACTCAATGGAGTAATCCAAAAAGCAAGAACTAATGTCACTGAACCATTCGGTAACGCTTACTCTATTATTAGAGATGAAGATGAGAATGTAACCGATATCATTCGTTTTACAAAACCACCTATTGATAATGAAGATCTTTATGGACCCCCTGAAGAACTTCCAGAAATTCTTAAGAACTACGAGCAGTGCTTTATTTACAGTGTTGGTAGTTATGAGCGTTTGACAATTAACTCAACATTATATGAATATAGATTTGGTGGACCATACCTAATTCAAGATGAAGTAACTAATTCTGTAAGAAAAATTGATGATCCAAAGTATGCTTTGGTATTCATCGACGGTGTTCTACAGAGAGATACTGATTCTTACACTATTGTCGGTCCAAACATTACCTTCACTAAACCACTCCAGTTCTCCGAGAACTCTGCTGGCAATAGAGCGGTACAAGATGTAAACATCATCCTAATGTATGGTAGAGATGTAGCAAAGACTCTTACTTTCTACGATTTCGAACCATCTACCTACAACAATACAATTTTTGTTACCTTCGAAGGCACTGGTATTGGCGACTCGATGAGACCTCAGCTAGACCAGTTTAGTGGAGAGAACTTCCACCTCAAGCAAGGTAATAATGTAGTCGGTAAAGTACAAAACGTCAAGAGAGAAACTTCTGATAAAGTTGTGTTGACTATCAAGTCGCCACTCAATATTACTATTGACGAAACTACTCCTTTCAGTGTTTGTGTTGTAGGAGATGAGTATAATCCTGTTCTTATTACTGGAACATATACAACAACTGCCACCTATAAGACTGATGATGAAGGATTACGTCTACTAGAGAAAGATGTTCCTGCTTGGTTGTATGGTGTAGAAGGTGGTAATGCTGCTTGGGCAAACAAGAACTCTATGTTTGCTAACCTCCTACCTGGAGACAAGATTATCATTGATGGCGAGAGTCAGTATCGTGAAATTGTAAGAACCCCTGATCAGGTATACACCAAATCTTTTGTTGATGGTGACTTTATTCAAAATGAGCACTATGCTAAGGTTCAAGCAAGTAACTATGAGGGTGATACTGAAGGTGAAGGTCTGAGTATCACTGCCAATGTAAACCAATTCGGTGCTGTCACTACTCTCAACGTTGCTGACGTTGAGTTCAACCAGAGAGACCTAACATTATTCTTTGATGAAGGCATTCTCCTACAACCAACTGCTTATGAATACTTCACTACTCCTGAAGTCCACTTCATTCCTGTAGATGGCAATGGTGGCGGAGCAAAAGCAGAAGTTATTGCCTATGGTGGTCAGATTCTTGATGTTGTTCTAACTGAAGGTGGCAGTGGATACACCCAACCACCAAGAGTTGTTGTAGCAAGAAGATATAAGAGAATCAAAGAACTCAATCGTAAGATTGATACTCTAATTCGTATTAATGTTCAGACTGATATTGATTCTGTCTTCTCTATGATCGGTCAAACCGAGATTAGAATTGAGGGTGGTCCATTCAGTCCACAGGGTATTGCTTCTATCATTAGTTTCGGTGGATTTGACCCAGCACTCAATACTAATAGAGATGTTACTAGTATTGTTAACACTCTTGCTGGCGAAGAACGTGATGCCAGGATGACTGACGAGAAGTTCCCAACAGAAGCGAGAGTACAATCTCCTGCTGTTCTTCTCGAAAACGTATTTACACTCGAAGAAGACTTGATCATTACTCAGGTCATTGGTGGTGTTGTTGGATTTGAAGCAGTTGCTACTCTGGAGACTATTACTACAGAGGAAATCACCAAGAGCTTCCAGACAGTCGTCAATGATGCCTTCCTACCAAAAGGAGTTCCAACTGCTGGTGGTCTTGGAACATTCATCGATGCTCCTGTCTCCGATACTTCTACTATCATCTATGCTGCCAACACTCAAGGATTCCCAGATACTCCTGCCAGAATTCTTGTTGGTGGCGAGTATATTTACTACAGAAGGAAAGAGAAAGATAGATTCCTCGATGTTATTAGAGGATATCAAGGAAGTGTCCCATCTGCTCACAACCCTGGCGATCTAATTCTATCTCAACCTGAATTCACTGTTCTTCTCTCTGGTGGTATCAATACTATCCTCAGTGAGGGCAGTGTTGCTCAGTCTTCTGTAACTCAAATAGAGAAGAAAGCACAAATTCAGTTCGTTACTGAAGCGATCGATACTGTAACAAATACTCACGAAATCAAGCAGATCATTGATGCTGAAGGGGAAGTTATTCTAGAGCGTGTAGATAAGCAGATTACTATTATCCCACCAACTTCCTACAACATTGTTACTAATGTTCATTCTACTCACTCCAGAGTTTCCAAGGCATCTGCTGGTCTTGCTGGTGTGTTTGGTATTGGTGGAGAAGTCTTAACTGCTGGTCCAGAAACAACTGAAATTCAACTCACTCAAGAAAAGCAACTTGAAGTTGATACTTCATCAGCAATTACCTCCATTTCTATTGGTAATGTTGCTGCTACGGCAGAGTCGAGTTCACAGGTTGTCACTACAACACATAATAAGACTATCAGTACCAACCAAGTACAGTTTGATGTAGTGAATACATTATCAACAGTCTTTACTCAAATTGTTGAGAATCCACAGACTAGTATTGACACTCTGTCTTCCAACATTGTAACATTTACTAACTTGAGTGTTTCTAGGAAGGCACTTAGAGAAGTACAGACTGTATCACAACCATTCGTAATGCACAAGTCAAGAGAAGTTACAACTTCTCTACAAGACATTGATACTGAGTTCACTAGAATTTCTATGGTTCTTGGTGGTGTGAATGCTACCGCCTCTGGTGGTACTGAAATTGATTATCGTTATGCCTTTGTTGACTTTATTATTGAAGAATATGTGCTACAGAAATATGTTATTCAAAGAAATGGCAACCAAGTAAATCTTGCTCAACCATATAATCAAGTAGTTCGTAGAGATGGTTCTATAACTACTGTTGAAAACAGAAACCAGAATACTCCTCCAGGATTCGAGGATTACAACCTTGGTAATGCTGGATTGACTCTTGGAGCATTTGAAAACAACTTCACAGTTGATAGTGGTGTTGCTTCTGGTCTCTCTATTGCTGATGTTGACGCCATTTATCCTGACCTTACTATTAGAGACTTCCAGTTTAGAGAAACTTCTGCTTTACTGGGCAATGGTAATAGATTCAATCTTGGCATTCCTACCTATCAGCAACCAATGTCTGAAGTTGCTACTGGTATCAATGCTCAAGGCGACATGACATTAGATTCTACTGAATACTTCCCAACTTCGGGTCACCTTCTAATTAGAAATAATAGTGGTGTCAATATAGATACCTTGTCTGTAATTTCATATACAGGCAAGAGCGGCACCACATTGAGTGGATGCCAGTTGGTAAGAGGAGCAAGTTTCCCCACAAACGGAGACTTAGCAACTCCCTTCTCTATCGTATAAATATAAATAAATCAGACAAAACGTTCACACCCCGAGAGATTATCAATGGCTGCTATTATCTCAGACAAGTTTAGAATTTTTAACGCCACCCAATTCCTTGAGTCGTTGTCTGAGCCCGTTGGCGGCGCAGACACTTCGGCTGAAAGAACGAGGATGTATTTCTTCGTAGGTCGCCCCCAAAGATGGGATGCCTATCTAGAAATCTTCAATCAGAATGCTACTGCTTTTGTAGCAGGCGACGAAGTTTACATTGGCGCTAACTATGCTTCTGCTACTTTTAAAGCAGAAATTAGAGAAGTATACGAGAACTCGCTCCTTCTCCACAGTGTTGGTCCTCAGACTAACTCTGTTCCTACCGCTGGTCAGACACTTAAAGGTTGGAACGGCACCGCCGATACCAACGCTGAAGCACTAACTGGTGTCTATCGTTACGCTACAGAGGACGTTCCTCCTGTACCTCTCGACAACCAGACCGAAAAGTATGATGTTTATGACGACATCATCGCTGCCAAGCGTATCACTACCGACTTTGCTCGTAGTGTAATCCGTCGTTTCAACTGGGACACCTCTGCTAACCCAGTATTCGACATGTGGAAGCCTGACTACTCCACAACCCCAGGTTCTGGTGGTCAGATTGGTAAGACATCTGCTACTGGTGCTACCAATATTGCTGACGCCAAGTATTACTTGATCAACTCTCAGTACGAAGTGTTCAAGTGTCTCTATAATGGTGAGAATCCTGCTAACCCATCTGGTCAACCTGCTACCAACGAACCAAAGACTACTCCTTCTGCTGGTCAAGGTACGTATGCTAACGGTATCTTCAAGGAAGATGGCGCTGCTGCTGGTAAGTACATCTGGAAGTACATGTACACCATCCCAACCGATGACGTACTACGTTTCCTCTCTACTGACTTCATGCCTATCGTTCTTCCTTCTGACACAACAAGACAAGCAACTGAAGCACTTGCTACTGCTAACCCTAATGCTATCAATGTTGTTCTA